GGTTGTATGTTGGTCTAATAAAGGTATTGAATGTTGTATATCCGTATAAGAAATGTGTGGGGCCGCGTGTAAGCTGCTTTTCTTATCTAAAACACAAAAATCATATCTTTCCAATAAACTAAATACAAGATCTCTGTCTTGGTTTATACATTCTAAATGACTTAAAGGTATAATAAAATCTTCACCATCAACATTAAGATATACTGCTATTATTTCTGCTAATTGAGGGTGTGTGTTGTCATTGCCTTGAATAAATTCAAGATAACGTGTTAAACTAGAAGATAACTTTAATTCTAGTTTGTTTAATTGATTTTTTGTTTCGATAAGATAGAACATACCTTATCAGTGTAATAAAATTTTATCTAATAACCACTTCCTCCTACAGGAGATGATGTGTTTCCTCTACTAGGTGTAGTTGTGGAGGGTGATGTGTTTGTTCTACTAGGAGTAGTTCTTGTTTGATCTCTAGTGGCTGTTGGTCTATTAATTATATTATTTTTTCTAATTCTATTAGCTTTTTTCTTTTCTTCTTCTAAGTATTGTTTATACTCTTCATCTATAGAAGTATCTCTTGCGGGAATAGGTAAATTATCAGAATAATATAATTTAGAATGTGATGTTAATATATGTTTAGCTCCTTCCATAGGTCCTTCTGTTGGGTGAATATGATAAGAACCAATGTATTCGGTACCATCAGCATAATATAATTCTTCTCCTTCTGTTGTTAAATCTGTTTGTACTTGTAAATCAGGACGTTGAAATTCATTTAAAATAGGAAATAAATAGCTTATGTTAGGGAATGATTTTTCTTTTTCTATTAAAGTTAATTGGTTTATTTTATAAACATTTCCTTTTATAGCCCAATTAATTAATCCTACATCATGTAAATGGTGATCATATTCTCCTTGTTGTTGGTTAATAGAATTATAAGTTTTAAAACTAATTTCTTTATAACCAAATTGTTGGTTTACTCTTGAGGAAAAATATCTTTTATAATATCCTCTTTCATAATCTTTTTCCGTAGGTATTTTTTTAATTGCGGGAATTGGTTTTATTTTATTTAAAAAATTATAAGGGGTTGGTCGTAAATTTAAATAAGTATCAAAATCTTCTCCTGTTCCAAAATTAGCAGATATATTTAGTTTTTTAAATAATTCACCTCCATTATTTGTAAAATTAGTTCCTATAAAATATCTGCCATCACTTGTTTCTATATAAGGACCAGTGTATGCTTTATTAGGTGATGATTTACTAAAGAAATTTTCTTCAATGTCAGAAAATTGAGCAATTTTTACAATTATTTTTGATTTAGGGATATATGACATTTTTATAATATTTCTGGAGGTTCTACATTAAATGAATTAACAACATTAGAATAAACACCTGTAGAATTATAAGTAAGACTCTGCATATAAAACTCAAGTAAGGATTCTGATAATATTTGTTTTTCATCATTTTTATTATATGTTAATCCTTGTTCGTCTTTCATGTTATTATATAATAATCTAGTAGATAAAGTTAAATTATCTATTGATCCACTAGCAATTCCTTCTACAGTTGGGGGTCCTGTAAAATTTTGTTGAAAAGCACTTTTAATATTAGATTTAAAGCCTGATGGGCCTCCTTCAGAACCACCTCCAACTTTATAAGAAATATGAAAATGATTTCCAGTTGCACCTTCTGAGGGGAAAGCATACTCATTTAAATATGCATATTCTCCTCCAGCAGATTTAGCTCCAATAAATCCTCGTAATATCCTATTTATTCTATATAAATTTTTATCATATTTGTTTCCAGTAGTAGGTTTCACATTTTTAGGTTTAGGGTTTTTAATAATAATATCAACAGCATTTCCAGTTTTATGTCTACTTGACTTGGAATTAGCATGATGTTTATCATTACCTGCTGTTGCTTCTATTTGAACTTTATTCCCTAATGCTTTATGAATTTCTACTAAAACACTTCCTGCATATAAAAACATTTCTTCTGAAATGTCTCCATTATTTGAAAGTTCTTCCCCTTTTTCTGTGTATTTTAATGCTCTTAAAAGTATTCTTAATTTATCTGCATTAGGTGTTTTTTCACTTTCATTACGATCAATAGCGTCTGCTATTTCGTCTGTTATTTTAGGAGAAAGTATAGTACCCTCAAATTCTTCTTCTTCTCCTTTTATATCTAATAAAATTAATTGTCCTGATATTTCTGTTGTCCAGTCTTGTCCAGATGTTATTGTTTGACTTTCACCATGTACTATAAAAGCTATATCTTTTCCTTGATATCCTTTAGGGAGTCTATTTTTATTTATTTTAAACACATTACCTATTACTATACCCCCTATACCATCTAATAAACCTGTAAATTTTAATGGAATTATTGATGATTTTTGAGATTTTATTTTTTTTCTTAATGCTCCTGCTTTTATTTCTTCATTTATCTTAAATTCTTCTCCATCTTTATTAGTTAAAGGGTATCTAGTTTGTAAAAATTCTACTGTGGATTCTAGATTTTGGTAAAGTCCCATTGCTTCTGAATTTGATTTTGGTTGTGGTTTATTTCTTTCTTCTTTAGAAATTATATTATTTATTCCTGTTAATGAATTTTGGTTATATCTATATAATCTTCTTGCATAATCTATTACGTCAAATTCTTTTTGAAATCTTATTTCATAATTTTCAGTTGTGTAATCATAAACACCATTAAAAGCTGAAAATCTACTAGTAAGATCCTTATTAAGACTATTAACTGTTACACTTTCTATATCTGATATTGATCTAGGATCTTGAGCTACAACTGCCATTGTAGATGCTAAAGCACTAGGAATTGTAGAATTAAAATTAAAATCTCTAACTATAGTTTTATTATCTTGAATATTAAATTGATAAAGATCATCTGGTTGTAAACCATCATCTCCTGTTTGATATGTTAAATCAATTACCCTTACATGTGATGTATTTTCTTTATCATGATGTATAAGAAAATTATGTGAATTGGCACAAGCAGCATTTGTATCTACTTCCCATAACTCTTTTAAAAAATTTAAAATCTTAAAATTTTTATTTAAATTACCATCTTCATCATATCTTAATTTTGTGTATAATTCTTGTAAATAAGTTACACTAAAAAATGTAAGTCCAATACTATAATCACTAGCTGTTGCTTTATCTCCTTTAACTATAACAGAATCTTGAAATTCTTTTGATTTATTTAGAAAAAATTGATTAACTTGGTGTGGTAATAAACATTTACTTGGGTCTAAAGATATTCCTAATATACTATCTAAATTAAATTTTTCGTTAATGTCTCCTTTATTTTTAGGGATTTGAACGGGAGGAGTTACAAAAGTATTAGTATAATTAAGATAATGCTGTGTATTATTAATTTCTTGAGTCCAGGTTATTTCTGCTATGTTTTCTTTTTCTTTATATTCTTCTAAAATATATGTGTTAAAAATATGTGCTAAAAAATCCCATCTAACATATGTGTGATTAGATCCAGGTAATTCATTAATTCCACAAATAGTAGTTTTACCCTCTAATAAACTTTTATTTATTGTTTTTTTATTTTCAGCGTTAATAGTTATTATTTCTCCTTTTTTAATAATAAATTTATCTAAAACTCTATTAATATTTTTAACTGTTGATCTATAATTTACAAAATCATCCTTTTCATCCTCCTCAAGGTTTAAATTTTCAAAATTTTTACTACTATTATAAAGACCATCTTCTTCAGCTTCATTAAATCTATATAATTTTTCTCTTAATTTACCAAAATTTGGATTTTTTGTCTTAGCTAAAGCCTTTTTAAAATTTGAATCTATAGTTTTAGTTAAATCAACCATAATCTCAAACATCTTATTATAGGGATTATTTTTGCCTTCTTCTGAGTATTTTGTATAATAATCCTCTTTATTACTTATTTCTTCACCCCAAGGGTTTACTTTTTCTATTATAGTTCTTTCATCCTTTATAGTACTAAGTGCTTTAGTTTCATTACCAAATTCTAATAAGGCTTCCATAAAAAATTCAAAATCGTCTAATTCTCTTAAGTCTCCATTTTCTTTTTTTGTTCTAAATCCACTTCTTTTTCCTTTTAAACCATCTAATATTTCTCCTGTTGATATTATTTCAGTAGTACATTCATATCCTCCGTTAGTGGTTGCTTTAAAAGAGAAGTTTTTACAAAGCCCTAAAAAACCATCATAATTACCACCTGTAAGTTTTTTATATGCATGGATTTGTTTTTGCATTTGATCAAACGTTGATGTATCCTTCCAAAATATTCCATTTTTATTACTTAATGTTTTTCGACGTTTTTCAATTTTTCCATTATTATTAATGTAGGGAGTCCATTGCCATTCTAATAATAACATAAATCCTGGTCTCATATATAACCTTTCTAAAACTTCAAGTTGACGTCTATTATGACAAACAAAATTTACTTGAGCTTCTCTAAGTGAACCATAGGCTGATTTAGTTCTTATGTTAGCATCCACAATACCCGGCATTGGTACTATACCAAAACCATCATCTGCATCTGCTAATATAGTAGGATCCCCATATGCGTTTCCTTTTCGATTACCATGTATAAATCCTTCTCTTGGTTTATTTGAATCTTTTCCGTGTGGAATTCCTGCTTCTAAGATCCAATTTTTAGCTGTGTCAGAAGAATTATTAATGTCTACTCCTGAAGATAATCTAATAGTACATTGACGTTCTACAGTGTTAGTATAAAAAGCACCATTAGCTATTCTTATATTATTAGTATTTATACCTTTACCAGTAGATGAAGTTTTATCTTTTACAATAGTACTATGAAGAATATCTGTGCTTCCAAATCTATTATTAGTATTACCATGTTTTAATATGGCTTCTCTAATTTTTAATTGAAGATCTACATATGACTGAAAACTTTCTTGGAATATTGACATAACTTATTCATTTAATTTTTCAAAATCCTCTAATATACTTTCTATATCTTGAGGAATTCTAATTTCTATACCAGGTTTTAAATTAAAACTATCTCGTCTTATAACACCTGGATTAGCTGTAGTAATAACCCACCATAAATCCACATCTGCATAAAATTGATGTGCTAAATTATCTAATCTGTCTCCTGAAGTAGTAGTAACATAAATGTCATTAAATGAAAGAGATATTAGTGGATATTTTACATTTTTGTAATATCTTTTTCTATTTGAAGTAAGTTTTTGTTTTATGTTTTCTGTTCTGTATGGCATATTATTATATTAAACTCCTAAATCTGTTGGTAAATCATTTGCTCCTATATTATTAGGATTATTTGGATTATTTGGATTATATTTAATTTTATCAAATCCTAAAGGATCAAAAGTACTAAATGGTTGATTTAAATTAGTAGTATCTGGATTTAAAGATGCACCTTGAATAGGAAATGATTCTCCTCTAAGTTTTTTTACACCTAACCCACTTGCTCTGTCCCTATCTATAGCAGATCCATTTGATAACCATCTTTGTTCTTGTTTTAATTTTCCATCTCTTTGATCGTAATGAGGTAATATAAATGGTGATTCTGATACTGATTTTTGTGGTAAGAAGTTATGAATTGGTTGGAAGTTAACACTAACATCTAAAACATGAGGTAGTACTAACATATGAGAATCCATTCCTTTTTCAGGACTATCTATTGCAATTTCCCAAGGATAATCTTTTTGCCATGTTATCCCAATTGATTTTAATACTCCTGGAACCCTATTTAAATAACTACCTACTGTTAATCGTATGTAAGGAGTCATTATTCTACCTGAATTTTTATTATATTCAGGGGCTGTGTTTGATGCTAAAAAATTTAGTTTTCTATATAAAGGCATCATTTCATGACGAGATTGAGCTGCTATTTTAAAACTTAAACTTATGTCACGGTTAAATGAATTGTATGTGTAAAAATTTTCTGCTCTACCATTATATTTAATTTCATTATGGTTAGCAGAATAACTATCACTAAAATCATCTAAAAATGCTCTAAATACCATTGCTTCTGCTTGGGTAGGAGATGCTTGTTTGACAGCTTCAAATCTAAAACGAATTAAATCTCTAAAACCATCACCTCTAAAATCACCGTCCTTAATATTAACGATATCCATCATGTTTAATTTATCTACTTTATCTTCAAAGTAAACATTATAATCTAAAGTACCATCTTTATTTTTTTGAGTTATTTTAACATCTCTTTCTCCATTAACACCATATACGGCTCCTGGATTACCTAAACCTAATCTTGATTCTCTATTAAAGGTTCTATTTTGATCTTTTGTTCTTTTAGCATAATTAAAATGAGGTTTGTTTAAAGTTCTTAAAAAGTTTTGTATAGTTGTTAAACCATTTAATTCATGGAGTCTATATCTAATAGCTCCTCCTGTGTTTGTGTATCTTCTTATTGTAGTATTACCAATTCCATAAAGAGATTTAGGACCACCTCCATAGGAATATAATTCTTCTCCAGTTTTTAAATCCCCACTGCTATCTGTTTTATTCTCTATTTTGTCTTGAAATAAATAAAGTAATCTATTTGTTTGTTTATTTCTTTTTTGAAATCTAAATCTATCTGGATCTTCATCATCTGCAAATAAATTAGTTCCTAAAAAACCACCTGTTGCATTTATATATCCTTCATTTGTTCCTGGTATAAGGCCTTCTCTTTTAAAATATACTCCTGTTCCCGCTGTTCCTATTGAAGCTAAAGTATTTACTCCAGCATTATATGTTCTTTGATTAGCATCTGATGTTGAAATTAAACCTGCCATAGGTTTATCCATTCTAGGATTTGATAGTTGTAATCCTACTTGTTTTGCTAGAAAAGATATTCCTTTAGGAGTGATTAAAAACTTAGAAATTCTTGCAACATCTGTAAGATTTCTTTCTGCATGGGTTACTGCTCCCCCTCTTATAAGACCACCTGTAACAGTATCTATGATAGGAGGGGCTTCTCCTGTGAGGTTAAATAAGGGACCTTTCATAAAAGGAGTTTCTTCTGGAGAAGGCCAATCTATGGGGTTTGCTCCTCTAAGGTCTAAGTTTCCTCCCGCTAAATTTGATTTTAAATCTTTTAACCCCATTAATTAAATTTATTTTTTAGTAGTGACCGTCTGTAGGTCCTGTGCCATTTACATATGGTCCACCGAAATTTTTACTATTTCTACCAGTAGTAATTACATTTCCAAATCCTCCATCTAAATCTTGAAAATCAGAAAATCCTGAGGGTCCTGGAGATGGTCCTATTGTTACTCCATTTTTAGTGTATGAATCTGTTAGTAAGTGTTCATGTAAATCTTTTTTAATTGTATTACCAATCTTTAATCCTTGAAATCTTTGTGGATCAGCTACACCGTGAAAGTATCCATTTCCTCCATCAACACCATCTAAATCAAGTTCACCAGGTTGATATACTCCTGTACTTGAATTACCTGATAATGTTTCTTTATTTAGTAATTTAACTAGTTGATCATTTTTAGGTCCTCTTACAGAATTAAAAGGAGAATCACTAAGTCCTTCTTCTGTAAAAAAATTTCCATTAGCTGGATTTGGTCCTTCACCATCAGGTCTTTCTACTGTGGGTCCTAATGTGCCTCTTTGATGTCTATCATATAATGATGCTTTATTTTTTAAACTCATAATTTTTTATTTTATTATTTATTATACATATAAATTAACTGAAACTTGTTTCATATTTTACTTCATAACTATTTCCCTGATTGTTTATAGGGTTTGCATCAGCATAATTTGAATCTTTTTCTCTTATTATTAAACTTTGATTTGATTTTTCTCTTTCAACTGTTCTTAAAGCTGATATTAAATCGTCTCTATTTATTCCTCCTCCACCAAATCCCATTGATTTAGCTTTACTTAAAGGAACTACCATTTCAGATTCACCTCCTTCTCCTATGGTTGCTAAAGTACCACCAGGTGATGGTTCTACTATACCTCCTTCTGCTAATTGTGCACTTTTAGCTTTTTGTACAGTAGCTAATAAAGCCCCAGTAACTCCTGTAGCTGCTACTAATCCAAGACCAAAAGGTATTCCTGCAAAAGTTCTATATATAGAACCTATAGCGCCAACTATAGAATTTACAGCTAATACTGCCATTATTCCTCCTAAAGCTGCAGCTGCTAAAGTTGATTCAGATAAAAATGCAGCTAAAGATGCAACTCCATCAATTATAGGGGTAAGGATAGAAGCTATATCTGTAAATACTCCTTTAAGTTTTGTTACACTAGCATTAAAATTATCTTGTGCAGATAATTGTTCTAAATTAGCAGCTATATCGTCTCTACCATCTGCTCTTGCTTCTTGTGCTAATTTGTTTAAATCTGCTTTTTTAAGTAATTGTTCAGATAACTGATCTGTACTCATCCCTACAGATTTAGCTAAAGCATCTTGTTGTAAAACATTTAATTTACTAAATTCATAAAAATCACCTACATTTGCATTTATTTCTCTAGTTAAAGTTTCAAAATCACCTGTTAATGCTGCTGCTCTTGCTCTTTCTAAATTAAGTTGTTTACCTATTAATAATTCTGCTTCTAATTCATTACTTATGGATGATTCAAAATCTAATAAAGCTTTTCCTGCTGATGCTACTTCCTCTAATTCCATTCCTAGAGCTTTAGCTTGAGCTACTGATTCAGCTATCAATGCAGGATTAGCTCCTAATTGTGCTCTAATTTGACCAGATATTTTATTTGTAGCTTCTAATGTTCCTTTAATGTCTAATCTTACTCCAGATTCTTGTTCTGCTGCTAATACTCCATCTATTTGGTTTAAGTAAGCTTCTCTTATACCTTGACCTGTTACGTTAGCTATTTTAGATAATTCTCCTGCTGCTGCTACTGTTAGTACTTCTGCTTTAAGTAATCTGTTTGTATCTAAAAGTTGTTCTTTAGTAAATTTAACTCCCGTTCCTCTAACTTCATTTAAAGTTTGATTAGCTTCTATTAATCCTTGTGTAGTAACTAATATATCTTCAGAACCAGCTGATGTTAATGCTAAATTATTTCTAAAATCTTTAGCTTCATTTTTACTAAGTGCTAAATTTCTTCCTATATCTCTAATTGAATTACTAGCTTGAAAAGCGGCCACGATAACCCCCGTAAAAAATGCTGGTCCTATAGCTTCTCTAGCTGATTCTCCAATTGTAGTAAAAGCTGCTCCTATAATAGATTTTCCATTTTGGGCAGCTAATTGCATGTTTTCTAATAAATCTTCTCCTAATCCTAATTCACCAATAAAGGGTATGTCTTTAATACCTTTAAGAATATTATCAAATATTCCCATTTTTTTATTAATTTTATCTCTAGTTTTTAGCTCATTGTCTAATCCAGCTTGTATTCCTTTTAAAGTTCCTAATTTTTGAGCTAAATTTTCTGCTTCTGCTTTAGCTAATTCATCACCTTCCATGGCTAAAACATTTAAACGTTCTACTTCGGCTCTTACTTCTTTTTCTAATGATGTAGTTTTTTTAATACTTGCATTTATAGCATCTTTTCCTCTTACAATTTCTTTAGTTTTATCAAAATTTTCACCTATAAATTGATTTGTTTCTCTATGGAGACTAAGAACTTCTTTAGAAAGATCAACAGATTCAGTTTTTGTACCCACCATTTCTTTAAGAGCTCTTAATTGGTCTTGTAAGATTGCCTTAATAGACATTTCAGATTGTTCAACTTTTTTCTGATTATCTAAATCTTCTTTTGAATATTTGTTTTCTTCCATGTTTTGGTTAAGTTATTCGAGTATAAATATGAAAAAAACAAAGACATCGTATGATGTCTTTGATTAAAAATTGTAAGTTGAGGATGGGTTTACATTGGGACCCAATGTTTTTTTAGAAGTGGTTGGCTTCTTATAGGCTTTTTCTGCTTCTTCATTTTGTTTTTTATTAAATTCACTTATTTTTTGAATGTGAAAAAGTCTCATCCAAGTAGGCATGTTGTATACTTCAGAGTGTTTAAATCCACCGCCGCCATGGAACACTAAGTCATGCACTTGGGAAAATAGGATATTCCTATAGTTGGGCGTCAGGCCAAAAAAAGTTAAGGCCAACAGGTATTGATGATGTTTTGAGATCCCCGTTTCTACTCTCATATTCAAAAGTTAAATCAACATTTGGTTGAATTTTACTAATGTAATTTCTTAATTCTCTAGAATCTCTTGCTAATAATTGGTTATCTACAAATTCACGAATTACTTTTGTATCTGTGTCTCTATCAACAGATGTAATTATGTATTTCATTCTAGTAGATAAATCATAAGAAATATTTTTATTAAGTCTTTTAAGACCTTTAATTTCTTTATCAATTTTTTGTTCATCACCATGAGTTAAAAGTTTAAATGTAACTAATACTTTTGATGTTGGTAATTGAAATTCAAATTCATTTTTACCTTCTTTAATTAATGATTCATCTAAATTTAAATCTTTTACTTCTGTAAGGTCTATTGTTTTTTCTTCTCCATTAAAATTAAATGTGTAATCTTTACCATATCCTAAAATACGTGCTGCAATTAATACAGCATTTTTATCCCCTAATAATAGATCATTATAATCTATTGGTGTTACAATAAGTGATTGTAATAATTTATCAATTACTGTGCCATTTTCTATTAGATTTTGGTTAGTTAATATGTCTTCTTCACGAGCAGTCATATATTTCATTTCAAGAACTCCTGTACTTAAGGGTGAATCTTTTGAATATAATAAGCCTTTTGAAGGTAGAGTAACTTCCTCTGTAGGAAATTGGTTTGTTTTTTCTTCCATAACGTTATTTATTTATTAAAACTAGTTCAGATATACATATATAGAGAAACAAAAAAGCGCCAAAATAGGCGCTTTATTTTTATATAATTATTATATTTAATTTTTTGTCATTACTTGTGTATCTCTTACATTTAATAAATGTTTACAAGCTTTAATTGCTCCTGATATTATAACCCTAAAAGCTCCCTCTAAATCATATGAACCATCCGGATTAGCATGATCCTCTATAATACCAACACCATTAGCTCTTATCCAATTTCCTTGACAATCCATAAAGTTTTTTTCTTCGTTTAAAGGTTGTTTTTCACTATTGATTTCTTTAATAGTTTCCTTAATTATTTTTTTTAATTGAGATAATTTCATATTAATAATTTAGAATAGCATAATCCATTACAATAGTCATTGAAATGTTTGCTGGTGTGTCTGATGTCCAATCCATATCACCAAAATTAGCATTTTGACAATAAGCTCCTTTTAAAATCCATTCTTCAACAACATCACCTACTGGTCCTAATGTGTGAATATGAATAGTTTTCTTATAAAAATCACTGTAACCATCTCTACCTGTAACTGATTCATGTGATAATCTAACCCATTCCATTACTGCTTGAGCACCTGATGGTGTTACTGGATCATAAAGTTCACATGTAATATTGTCCCAATTAGCTTTACCTTTGATTTTTCTTTTCACGTTAATGTGATCAAGAACTACTTCTCCAAAAGAAATACTTGGTCTTGAAATTTTCTTTATAAGATATGAAGGTATTCCGTCAATTTTCATTAGAAACCTATTTTGTAGTTTAGGTTCAAATGCTGTGAACATCATATCGTTAGTTGCTTTTATTGCCATCTTTTATTTTTTTAATTGTTCTATTATAAATATATTATTTTTTAACTTTTTATGAAGGGAATGTTGCTCCTGTTGGTAATACATTAAAGTCAAGTACTATAAATTCAGCTGTTTTAGTTGGTTGTAAATAAATCGCACCTACTAACTGGTTTCTATCAATTACATCTGGAGTATTGTTGGATTCATCCATTTGTACTCTAAAGGCAAATAATCCTTGTTTTTGTTGTACTGATTCTAAATATGGATTTACTATATTTAGGAATCTTATTCTTGTTTCGTCTGTATTTTGTTCAAATACTAGATATTTAGAAGAACTTCCAATAAATTTCTTAAGTGTAATTAATAATCTTCTAACATTAATTCTGTCTAAAGCTGTTGATCTTTCTTGTAATGTTTTCTGACCCCAAATACAAACTCCTGTTTGTGGGAATGTTGCAATTGGGTTGATTTTAGCATCATATAATACGTCTCTTTCAGCTTGGTTTAGTCTAATTTTAGCTTCTAGTACATTTCCTAATACACCTCTGTTTAAACCTGCTGGTGCAAACCATTCAGCTCCTATATTATCCGAAGCAGCTATTGCTCCTGGTACTATTACTGATGGTGGAACCATTACTGGTACATTTGTTGAGCTATCCAATACTTTAACCCATGGGTAGTAAACTGCAGCATAGTTGGTGTTTAAACCACTTGCTTG